TTTCAGCGTCTTACTTACATTGATACGTGCTTTAGCCATCGCAGCGACCGTCCGCTTTTCGTTCGTATCGCACACCACCATATCGCGGGGGCTTTTGATATTGCGCTGCACAGCGTCGATCAGGCTATCAACGCTAAGCTCATTGGCATACAGGCATTCATCTAGGTACATTAGCTTTCGCTTGCTGTCAATTGCTACACGGACTAGGGCAGTAGGGTCAGGGCTGTAACCGAAATCAAGGCCATAGCAGTGGGGAAGGCTTTCGTCGAATGCGCCTGTTTTCCAGTTCTCGAAGATTACGCCTTCGCGTGCTGCCCGTTCGCCGCTGCCGTAGACCTTCCACCAATAGCTTTGGTTTTTCCTGCTTTCTATCTCATCAATCTGTGATTGTGTAAGATGCGGATTGTCTTTGTAGGTCGTAATTAGTGGCGGGTACTGGTCAATTAATGGGTCTAGCCAATGGTCATCACCGATAGCAGGGTTGTAGTCTGCTATTATCCTGTGCCTGGTACGCGGGAACAGTTGGTCTACTGTTTCCTGCGGGAATTGGTGCGCTTCATTAACCCATAGAACGTCCCGGCTGCGCCCGTGGATTTTGCTCGGATTATCTGCACCATAATAACTTATCATGTTGCCGTTTAGCAAGTATATATGATCTGTCTTATTGTGATGCTCTGAGTTGTACAGTTCATTCTTGATTAGCACATCTTTAAAGTCTTTCCATGCTGTTGCCTTCAGTGCTGTGAAGGTGTCCCTAACAAGGTCTATCTCAATGCCAGCATCTTTGTTGTTAGCACATAACCAGATAAGGTAGTAGATTACAGAGAAGGTCTTGCCTGAACGAGTGCCGCCTTGGAGGAGCGTTACTCTGTGTTCAGGCACTTTGCTTTTAAGGTATGTGTAGTTTGGGTTAGCCCTCATTCATCCAGTCAGGTAGTTTCTTTAAGTCTATGCCTTCGTGCTTTATCTCCTGCCTGCTGCCGTTCAAACGATGTGCTTCGTCATCTGTACCGATTAGCTTATACAGGGCTATCTGAAGCGTTGCACTTTCTGATTTATACCACTTTGCACGCATCCCGTTTTTAGTCTTGATGCGGTTTTGTTCTAAGGATTCTTTTATAGCTTCCGATTTTTCCAGATTCTTAGCATAGAAAGTTGAAGAGCTGCACGGTAAATAGGCAGTTACATCAGAAACAAACATCAAATTGTGTTTTTCAATAGCTGCTAGTGCTTGCTTTTCGAGTTCTTCTTTTTTGTATGCCATTAGCGTTTCTTTTTTCTCTTAAAGATTGACCAATCCACAAAATGATGATACCTGTTGAATCGTATAACCGTCTTCACGTATTGAGGCCATTGATTCTCTAGAATCTTTGCTTTTAATAGCTTTTTTTTAGGGTCGTTATTTTTGTAAAGCTCATCCTGATTTCCGCCTTTCATTTTTGCACTTGTGCTGACTTTATAATCAGGTAGGGTACGTTAACAACATCGAAAGAATCAGCAGTTAAGGTATTTTCATATCTGCCTTTCGATACTATATAGATTGGGTACTTAGATCTACTGTCCATGATCCCTTTTGTCCTGTTTTTTTTGCTTTATGCTGAATCTGATTTAAAAAACTATCAGCTTCATCCTCCCCGTCAAACACAAAAACTATTTTTTGAAGCCCTGAAGATACACCTATCGGGTCAAATTCTTCATCTTCATCAAGTTGATATTCGTGCAGTTCGTTTATATCGCTTCCTTGATTCCAGACATCCAGCCCCCATTCTGCAAGCTCCTCACTATCCCACTCATTCGCCAGCGTCTCCCATTCCCACGAACCATAGCCGACATTATCCTTAATGATAAACTCGCGCTTCTGTTCTGCTGTAAGCTCATCAGCACGTTTTACCCATTCGTCGTCTAATTCAGTGTAGCCTAGTTCCTGCAATGCACGTAAGCGCATGTTGCCACCGAGGACGATGTTGTTTTCATCAACAACGATAGGACGAAGGCGTAGCATTTGCGGGAATGCCTTGATTGACTGCTTTAGTTGCTCAAACTTATCGTCGCGGATGTATCGCGGGTTATCGTCGTTAAGTTTTATGTCAGATAGCTTCACAGGCGATTCCTTTTAACTTGCAATATACAAAAAATCCCACAACGGCGCTCGGCTGCTGTGGGTTGGTTACAATAGCAGGGGTGGAGCTTTCCGGCGCGGCTCCTGTTGTCTCCACCTAGCAGCCAATTTATGCCGCCGCTGGTTGGCTGCTGTTTTCTGCTGTCCCTAACACCATCTGCCTAACCGTGGAGAATAGTCCGGTGCTAAGGGTTTTTCTTTTTTCGCTCATTAATTCGTTTCTGTACTTGGTCCGCAAGGTCATTCATCCCCCTTTCCCGGAACTGCCGCACCTGCTCTTTCTCGCGCTTATCTTCTAGCGGCTTGTGCCGCTTTACTATGTTGTCTTTTATTATTGTTGTTTAAAACAAGAGCGGACAGGCGCTCTTGAACTTCATTCACGTATTATCAAACCAGGTTAAAAAAAATGGTTAAATATCCCATTCCTGCCAATGGGGTTGCGAGTTAAAAGGCTTTTTATGCTTTATCGAATAATTCTAGGTTGCTTTCAACTGATTCATCCTCCATTCGTTTAATTAGTTTGTTTTTTAATTGGATAGATTTGAACTTTTGATAAGCTTCTGATTTAGGCTGAGTTTGTCCAAGCCCTTTGCAATAGTAGTCGTTTCTTAAAATGCACCTTGCCATCCTTCTCCAAGATGGAGCCCAGCATTTTACCTCTAATTCATGCTTTACAGCATCGGGTATTTTGTTATAGCCCCGCTTTTTCCATCCAACAATGAATTTTTTAAACCGTTTTACGTAATTGTTTCTTGTTTTTTCAGGCATTGTTGATAGCAAAAAGTTTGTGTACTCCTGCCAAGTATACTTGTCCGGCTTCGATATTTTGTGATTACCGTTGATCGCACCCTTTTCCTTTATGTACAGTGAACCACTGTTAACGCCCGAAACCCGGTTCAATAAATTTGTCCAAGTATGTGGCTCTAAAAGTTGATACAACCAAAGGCCTTTTTTTTGATCGTCTCCATAAGGCTGACAAAGCCTTTGTTGAGAAATAGGAACACCGGCTTGGCTCATTTTAGAGTATATACTGTTTGAGCTTAGATGCTTATTTTTTCCTAAGAAAACCCACACATCTTCTGTTTTCCAGTCATAAACAGGGTAAGCGTTATAAAGGTCTTTAGATACCTTTGTTGTCCATTTATATCCATTTTTCATGCCATTTTCTTTGTTAGAGATAATAGCACGATATCTGTGTAGGCTTTCATCAGCCCTTATTCCTACAAATGCGCAAGTGCTTTTTCCTTGACTGTACCACTGTCCAAATATCACCATTAACTCTTCAAATTCCATTCCAGGAATATAAAAATCATACTGAGACAAATCAGCAGCACGGGATGGCTTGTCTCTAACCCATAAGTTTTCCTTCTCAGAATCCCAGCATTTCCATTTTGGTTCGAAATTACTTACTGCATTGCGAAGCAAAAGCTCTCCGCAAAACCAATGAAGATCAATATGTTTTTCATAATAATCTATACACCGGTTGATGTGGTCAATAGTATCTGTGTACTGAGCTTCCAGATCTATTATAAGCAACCCTACAGTCCTGTTTCTTTTAATGGCTTCAGTCATTACCATGTGAAGCATTACTGTACTGTCTTTCCCCCCTGAAAACGAAACATATACCTTTTCAAAAGAATCAAAAGCTTTTGAAATTCTAGCCTTTGCAGCTTCGTAAACAGTTATGTTGATTGTGTTTTTCATTAGTATAATTCTACTTGACGGCCTTTTAAAAGTGCTGTTTTCATCTTCACTCTATTCATGCCTTTTGATTTTAAAAAAATATTCAATACTTCCAACGCTGCTTTATTTGCTTCATTTTGTTCACTTTTAGTCAACAACTGAAACCCTGATGAATATATCGAAGGTATGTTGTACCTGTAAGCAACCGCAGCTTGCCCTAACCACGCTATTCTGTTTAGAGACTTATTTGTTAAATTGTGTTCGCAGCTATTTGGGCAGGTTTCCAGTAATTCTAGCATAGTAGACCTGAAGGCACTTATATCAGTTAAAAACTCTTTGTACTTGTGTTCACATTGAGTTTTCGACCATTTTTTGTGATGGGTTGCATAGAAATCGTATTTAACAAGCTCCCATTTGTCAAACGTATGGAATATCCTGTCTGGATCGTTTTCATTTGGAATTCTATGAGAGTTCATTTCTTGATCGCTTACTTCGTCTGTAAGCTCATAAATATCTAAATTATCATCGTTAGAAACCCATGCCTTAGAGAAATCATTGTCTTTAAAAAGGCTTTCAAGGCCTGAAATCTGGCACAATCGAAGTATTTCATCTTCGTCCATACCTAGTTCCTTTGCTATCCTTGCATTCCTCCAATTTCTGTTTTTCAATTCGATTACAATTTCAGACATGGCTGAAACCTGATGCTTACCCCTGGCTCTATTATGCCTGATTGTAGAAGCTATGCGCTCTGCTTTTGATTCCTTTTCCTTTCTTATCCCTACGATTGGCAAGTAATTTTTAACCCTGTCTTTGACAACGATAGATTCTTTCCCGACACGAGACCTGTGGAAACCATCAACGACTTCAATTGCATCTTTTCTAGGGAAAGTAACTATTGGCTGAGTGTACCCATCATTCATAATCGATACTTCCAAAAGTTGCATTTCAGGCGGTGCAACCTTGTTAGGGTTGTAGTCGTTTGCAACTACTTCTGTGTTTTTAACCCATTTAACAAAATCAACTGGTTCATTTTTAAACGGACTGATTTTATGTATCTCGTTCCGAACAAAATTAATTGCCTCTACTTTTTCTGCTAAATCCAGCTCGCTTAAAGCATTGATTAGTTTGCTTGTTACTTTTTTTATATTTTCCATAAGATTGATTGCTTTTAAAATTTCTTACTGTCATCCTCCTCATAAATCTCCTGCACATACCGATAGAATTCTGCCGGCACTCCTTCAGGATGTACCCCACGGGGCATGGGGATGTACGCTGACGTACGCTTTTTACCCACATACACGCGGGCAACAATAATGAGTACCCCTTCTTCTGTTTGCCATTCTGGCTTGTAGTGCTGGGTTACTATCGCCATGTTTCACAGTTATATACCGGGATGCGCTCACCTGTGGCCCGGTCGATTA